ACTCCTGTTGTATCAGAACTGTGCTCAGATAATAACGAAGTTGTTACTAAAGCAGAAGTGTCTGCAATACCATGAACATTTGTAGTGTCTAATCTATGACTTTCAATAGATGTGTCTACATATGATTGTCCAGTATTCATTGATGTATCAACATAACTTTTTGTTGCAGCATGAAGATTGTTTACTGGATCTGCATTTAATGTTAATGCGCCAGTCATTGTATCTCCAGCCTTTGAAACCTTTGTTCCTATTGACGTAGAAACTGTTGTAGCAAAATTTTCATCGTTAGATAAAGCTGTTGCGAGTTCGCTAAGTGTGTTTAATGCTTCTGGTGCAGAATCAACCAAATTGGCAACTGCTGATGAAACGAAAGCTGTGGTAGCAATTTGAGTTGTATTAGTACCTGCGTCTGCAGTAGGCGCTGCTGGCGTACCAGTAAATGTTGGTGATACTAGTGGTGCCTTAAGAGCATTTGCTGCTGCTTGGGCAGTTGAAACTGGCTTATTAGCGTCAGAGGTGTTGTCTACGTTATCAAGGCCAACGTCTGCCTTTACGATTCCAGTTGGGGTATTAATTACTGGAGATGTTAAAGTTTTATTTGTTAATGTCTGTGCGCCAGTTAATGTTGCAACTGTTGAATCAATATCAATTGTAATTAAGTTGTTTACATCATCATATGTTTTATCAAGACCTGTCCCTGCAACTAGTGCATCATTAATTGAGTCTTGTGAAACTTCTGCTAATTCTGCTTTAGTAGCAATAACGGATGTATCAACGGCAACTGTAATAGTATTTGCTCCGTCATTGTATACTTTTGTAATACCTGTTCCAGCAACAAAAGCATCATTTATTGCGTCTTGGGCAATTTCACCAATTGCTGGAGTATCTGCTGCTACATAATCTAATGAACTCCATGAGGTAGCACCGTCTCCTATTTTTACCTTACGAGTGTCTGTTTCAACACCCATTTCTCCCGCTGCTAAAATCGGATTTGCAGAGGTCCACTGCGATGCAGTTCCTCTTCTTAATTGTAATCTTACTGTTGCCATTTTATTTATACCCCTATGTTAGAATTATACCACTTGCTTATTTTACTAGGAAACCACTCCTGAATCAAATGTAAGAGCAAATGATGAACTGCTTGGGGATCCGCCATCGGCAAATTTAATAGCCTCAGTCACAACCCCATCTCCACCAACAGAATATATTGGTGCTCCATTATAATCAATAGCCAAATTTATATCGTTAAATGACATATCGTTGGAATCTGATATATCTATCCATTGACCATTAACTTGGATTCTTAATTTATTATTATCTGTATTAAATGCTAAGGGTACTGAGCCTAGCGTAACCTGTCCAGATTGGACTACTAGATTATTTTTAACTTTAAAGTCTCTATTTAGTGTTGCCACGAGTTCAATATCCCCCGAATTTTAGGTGGGGGATTTTGTGTCCCCCACCAATTTATTTAGTTGTTAGACAAGCAGAGTAGCGTGAGCCATTACCTCTGTATTGATGTTTGCTGGAGTCACACGAATTCTGACATTTCCGCCATCAATATCAGCGTCAATTGTCATGAGTGATCCATTTGTTGTTGTAATACCATACTCGTTAAGAGCAATATTATCTGAAGTGTCTAGTGTTGCTATTAACTCAGAAACATGGGTATGTGAACCATTTTTTGCCTTAACAAGAACTTTAGCTGTTCTATAGTTTGTCTTATTCCAGCTTAGAAGAGTTGTAGCTGCTACGGCATTAATATTTCCTGTTGTAGCCGCAACTTGACGAGATACTGAATTTACATCAAGTGCTGTAAAGTCTGTGTCGCCATCTAGTACATTGGCAAGAGCTGCTGCTGCAGTTGCCTCTGCAGCTGCTTGTGCTGCTGCATCTCCTGCATCTACATATTGTTTGGTAGCTGCATGTAGAGCATTTACTGGATCTGCATGAAGTGTTAATGCTCCAGTTAGTGTGCCACCAGTTAGATTTAATTTAGTGGCTAAATTGTTTGTTATTGTTGTAAAGAAGTTTGCATCATCGTTAATTGCTGCTGCAATTTCATTTAATGTATCAAGAATACCTGGGGCTCCGTCAACAAGATTAGTGATTGCATTGTCAACATATGTCTTATTAGCAATTATTGATGTATCTACTGAGAATACACCAGTTCCACCATTATAACTTAATCCTGAACCAGCGCTTACTGCACCACGTGCACGAGCATCTGTAAACCATAGATTAACTGGTGATCCATCTTCTTCAATGTCGTCAGTTCTTAATGCATTTATTGCGTTAGTAGTAAAAGTATTTGCATTTGCTTCTGCATCAGATGCTGCGCCATATGCATCATATGTATCAGCGGTTACATTTATAATACCGTCTGCAGAACTGTATGTAATTCCTGTTCCTGCTGATACGGCATTTCTAGCTCTTCCATTTGTAAAGTATAGGTTTGAAGAACCCTCTTCTACATCATCTGTGTCAAGCGCATTTGCGTGTGCTATTGCTGCTGCTTGTGCGGCATTTGCTTTACCTGTTGCATCGGCTGCTGCGGTTGCAATTGCATCTGCTTCTGCTTGGTCAGCATAAGCCTTAGTTGCAATTGTATTATCTACTGCAATTACACCAGTAGTATTATTATAATCAATGCCTGTTCCGCCAGAAACTGCTAGGCGAGCACGAGTATTTGTGAAATATAGATTTGTTGCGCCTTCTGCTAAATTATCTGTTGTAGAATCTGCTACACCATTTTCAGCAGTAATTGTAAGATTATTTGATCCATCTTTAGTAATTACTATATTTGTTTTTTCTGCATTAACAAGAAGATTAGCAGCCTCTTCTTTTGCACGAGCTGCTGTATAGTAAAGATTTGTTCCCTCTGTTAGCGCTGTGGTGCTGTGATTAGAAATATCTGAAACTGTACCAGTTACGTTACCAGTAACATTACCTGTTACGTTTCCAGTTACATTTCCTGTTACGTTACCTGTTAAATCTGCTGTGATTGTGCCAGCGGCAAAATTGCCAGAACCATCACGCTTGACAACCTTATTAGCAGTATTTGCGGAGGTTGCTGTGCTGCCAATTAAATCGATAATATAATTTTGATCATCGACCTTCTTTGTTAATACATCAAAGCCATTTACGGTAGCGGTACTTCCTTCAACTACCAGGCCATTTTTTACTCTAAAATTTTTATTTACTGTTGCCACTCTGACAACCCCCTTATTTAAGCCTTAAGCGCAGTCCGCACAAATCTGGCTGTAACAGCCGAAGTTGTGGGGGTTACGCATAAACTAATTATACCTGAATTTACTTCAAATGTGATATTTGCTAAAGAATCTGAAGTATTTGATATGATGTTGGATTCCGATACATTTATATCGGTTCCATCATTCAATAGCAGGTAGTCAGATGAAACATATTCGCTACCTTTTGTTATTTGTAAGCCGTATTTAATTGTTCTATAGGCGCTGGCGGATACAGTATCTACCGTCGTCTTATTCTCTATGCCAGTTATGACTAAGTCATTATTGCCGTCAAGACCTAGTAATTCTAGTACATTTTCCGCATCTAAGCCATCTAGCTGAGATTGTATAGATGATATCTTGTAATCTAAGGATGTAGATACACCTGATCCATTTACGCCAACTTTAGCCTGTAAGGCTTCCAGGGCATCATTTACATTTCCATGTAGTGTTGCGTGTCCTGCTAAGCTATCTGTTGCTGCTGGATTAGATAAATTATCTAAACTTGCTGGGAAATTAGTTGCCAACTTCGCCTCCGTCTAACAACGTAGCGTTTGAAACAGAAACATTGTCATATGTTGAATTTGGAGCACCGCCATCAAGTCCTATTATAGCAGGAATTGTTTCATTAACAGACGCTTCATTATTAATATCTTCTGTGAAGTTAATTGTTTCTTGTATGTTTATTGTATGTACATCCCCATCGTATGCATGTGTATGCATGTAAAATGGGGTGGGATCGGTAGAACCAGGAGTTAAATCAACCCAAACTAAGCCATTATAAATTTTTATGTTTTTACTTGCTACATTAAAATAAACATCTCCAGCAGAGCCAGAAATAGGGTCTTCATCTAATGTTAGAAGATTTAATAATGATTTAAACTTACGAGCCACTATTAAACCCCTATCCGATTACTACTACTCTGTATTCTCCAGCTGAAGGTGCTACAGCAAATTTAATAGTTACTGCTGATGTTGATGTATGTTCAACATCTGCTTCTATTTGTGCATATGGAGAAGCAACTTCGTAGATTTGCACAACTACATCCTTTGTTCCTAAATTATGGGTTACTGTGTATGTTGTAGCTGATGTGCTAAGTGTAGCTTTATATTTCCTAGTGATTTCATGGTAATTTGTACCATCATTTGTTAATGTCCACTGATCGTCTGTTTCGTTCCACAAAACTTCTACATCTGCAGAAGCACCACGATTTACCTTTATTCCAGCATTGGATGAAGGAGCGTCAGTTACGTTAGTATTTAAAACAACCTTATTGTCAACAATATTAACTTCTGTTGTGCTAATAGAGTTAATTGTTCCTTGAACATCAAGGTTTCCGCCAATTGTTAAGTTACCAGTAACATTAACATCATCTGGAAGTCCAATTGTTACTGCAGAACTTTCAGAACCAGAACCAGATACTGTGATTTCTCCAGCTGTTCCAGCAATTGTAGCAACATAGTTGCCAGTTGTATCTGTACCTAGCGCTACGGAGTTTGGCTGAACTGTTGTTGTTATATCAACATTTTGTGTTCCATCAAAAGATACTGAACCAACTACATCTCCAGAAAGAGATATTGTCCTTGCAGTCTGAAGTTTGGCAGCACTTGCTGCATTACCAGTCATATTACCAGTTATATTTCCAGTAATTACTCCTGTTACCGTTAAGTCTGCATTAACTTGAACGTCATCATTAAATGTAGAGGTAGAATCAACATTTAATGTATTGTTTATATCAACAGCACCATTTAATGTAGTACCGCCACCTACTGTTAATGTGCTATCAAGTGTTGTAGCACCTGTCGCATCTAAGGTGCTATTTACTTGTACTGGATTATTAAATGTTGCAGTTCCGTTTACAGTTAGTGTATCCTGTAATGTTGAAGAACCATCAACATTTAATGTTGAATCTAGATCTACTGCACCAGTTACGTTTAGGGAGTCGTTAACTTGAAGTGGATCGTTAAGTGTTGTTTGTCCAGTTACTGTAAGAGTTCCGCCTACGGTAACATTTCCAGTTGCATCTAATGTTGCTGCATTAATATCTGTAACATCTAAGGTAGATGGTAAAGATAGAGTAGCATTTCCATTTACTGCTTTAGTTACTGTTATTTGATTTGATGTGCCAATAATATCAGCAACATCGTGTTTGTGATCTGCTCTTGCTACATAAGCTGATGTACCATGATCAACAGATTCACCAAATTTTAATCTAGTTGTGTAGTTTCCAGCACCAAAATCACCAGATGCTGTTAACCATTCGGTTCCATTCCAAAAATAAAGTAAGTTGTCGTTTGAATCGTAATAAATTTGACCAGTAACTGGGCTACTTGGAGCAGCTCCTAAGTTCTGGATTCTGGCATTGAGTAATTCGTTTTTATTTAGGTCAATGCTAACCAAAAATTTTCTTGCCATTATTCACTCCCTTTAAGACAGATGCGCTGTCCCTGAAAAAGGCTGTGCCATTTTCAATGTAATTGTATTAAGACTATTATAGTCTATTCCCGTTTCTAATATGTCGCCGCCGCTTGACTTTACTGTAACATTTGGATGGAAGCCCAAATTATGGTTTATTGCTACCGAATAAACTCCTAAAACTGGTCCAGTAACCTGAGCTAGCTCCCAAGAATGGGTCAGAGATATTTGCTTGTCTAGTATAAAGCTATTATTTATATTCCAGGTATTTGTATCAGAGTCTTTTGGACCCCAAAATCTAGTTGTTAGTTTGTCAAAATAAAAATCTCCTGGTACCCCTAAAGTGTTTGAAGGATTTCCTTCTCCACTTATAATAGTTCTTCCAGGTGCACCAGCAGCCCTAACTACAACTAAGGGGTTATTCTCATTAACAATTAATTTTGTTCCCATTAAATTGTGACTGCTCTATTGAGAGTCATATACCCTTCTAAAAGTCTTGTTTTATTAACACTTGGATCTATTAGTACCAAATCATATGCTGATTTGGGGTAAAACATTTTGCTTGTTCTATCGGCTGATATAGCTATAGATAGTTTTCCTTCAGTTGGGCTAATTACTATTCCGTCATCTTCTGTAAGTGTAAAAGCTAACTTTTTTCCACCCTGAATATCTCTTACTTGCATTTTAGCGGTATGGTTATTAAGCTGTATTGGATTCTCATCTTCATCCAGATAGAGAACCTCAAATGTAAAAGTTGAATTTTGATCAACCTCAAAATTTTTTTGTGCAGCCATTTATACCCCTAAAAAAGGAAAACTCCCATGCTTAATTTTAGCATAGGAGTAATCCTAAAACAGCATGCTTTTATATACTACTTAGTATATGAAACCTCGTAGGCTTCGTCAATATTGTCCCCCACGTTCTCAGATCCCGTACAGTTAGTATTATCATTTTTATCTATTTTTGATGCTATCTGCAGCATATGTGAATATTTTTGATAATAGTGCTGCATCCAATCCATCATATTGTCTTTATGATTTTCGGGATATGGGTCATTTTCAATATCTGACCAAGCTTGACACAATAAAATGTCATAATATTCATCTGGTTGAAACTCCAGATCTGGCCTCCAATGGACATCTTGATTTCCAGTAAACCAAACAGAAGATCCTTGATGTGGCATTTCAAATTTCTCATCTTTGACATAGAAATCCCATTGCTTGCTAGACTTTAATCTAATTGTAGTAGTGTAAATTATTTTATTTGCAACTACATCTGCATGAGGTGGAAGATTTGGAGCTGCTCCACTATCATGAGAATATCTAGCAAAAATTAAAGCAACATTATTATCTGAAACAAAATTTTGACCAAGCTCTTGAGCTTTATCTTTAATTGCAGTTGCTATTTTAGGGTCCCACCCCTTGTTTAAAGTTATAAAACCATTATTTTTAAATTTAAACATATAGGCATATTTATCATTTTTTTCAATAAGCCCTTGATTTATTGTTTTATCTACATTTTCGTACACAAGATCAATTAAATCTTGTGTGAAAAAATTATTGATTTCTATGGGTTCTATTCTTTTAACTAACATAATCTTATTGTATCACGATTAAACATTTAAAAAGCTAAGGGGCTAGGCCCCTTAGCTTTTTATTTTAATTTACTTTGTTTTTGTAAATCCAAAAGAATTCTCATTTGGATTTAATGCTTTAAGAATAACTGGCAAGCATGCCGCTATGCCACCCTTGACTAAATCTCCTGGGTCTGTATTTCCAGTCATATATAAAGCAATGGCAGCGCCTAAGAAATGGCGTCCATAGCTTGCTAACGCTGCTAGAATTTTTTCTTGCATTGTTACCTTTCCATCATTATTAAGATCTTGTTTCATTAAAGACCTCCTATTTCTGGGCTTTGTGCCCAGGAATTTGGGTTTTACCCCAATATTAATTGTACCACTAAGCAGAAATATCTACAATTTCACAATTACCGTCTGAGGTGCATGCAAGTGTCTGTACTCCGCTAGTTCCGTCCTCTGTTTCATAAAATGATAAATCTTCCCATCTAATGTTTTTAGGCATTTTCAAAACAAGATTCTGATATTCTTCTTTTGTTATTTCTTGGTATGGAGCTTGTTTGTACGAATGGTCTGAATGCGGTAAGAATGAAATTCCAGATACCTCATCAAAATAGTGGTACACCCATGCACCAACCTCCATCCATTCGTCTTCTTTAACTGATACAGTAATAGATGGTTTATGTTCGCACCACTCACGTTGATAGGCAAGCCAAGTATTTAAATGATCTAGGGCTGTTAAATCATCTCTTACAATTGCACCCTCTGGTGCTTTTACTGGGAAAGAAAAAACATATGTTTGATCTGGCTTCATAAAATCATCTTCTACTGGAATTCCAACCTCTTTAAGAAATGTTGATAACGGATCTTTTTTGTCTCCACGAACTGTACGAATATAATACGGAGAATGCCATGGATGCATTCCAGAAGATACGCCTGTTAATTGAGAAACAGTTCCAGAAGGTTTAACGCATGTTATGGCTGCAGATTCATTAATGCCAACCCTGTTAGATTCCTCTTTGTTTACCTCTCTAGCCAAATCACGAAGTTCAGATAGAAAGGCTCCAAGTTTATCTAATCCTTCTTGTCCAGACATAAACTTATGACCAAACTGGCCAGTGATAGAAACACCAAGCAGTCTTTCTTCTTCTGTGTTGTCTTTCCAAATCTTACGAAGATATTTGAAGTCAGTTAGTGTTGATTGCCAAGTACCCAGAATTGTTGCTAAACGAACCTTGTCTTCGATCTCTGCAAGAGTATCATCTTCACGAATTACAACTTCAGAGAGATTACAAAATTGATAAGGTCTGAGGATAATCTCGGAACATGGATTGGTTCCGTAATGAATTTCAGGGTCTCTGCGTCCCCATCTTGCTGCTTGCTTTTGGGCAGCAGCCACATTGTATATGCCTCGTTCTCCCGACTTAGAATCATATAAATTTTTCCATTCCGCAATAAACTGTTCCATTGGAGGCTTACGAGAATATGCTACTGAATTATTTGATAGAGCACGTTGTGTGTTGTGTTCCCACCAGTTTCCTGATTTTGCCGCTGCCATTTCAATGTCATTGATATTGGACAAAGAAATCATTGCAGAACGACGAACCCCGCCAACGACTACAACTTCGCCAATCTTACACATTATATCGTGTGCCTCAATAGGTTTTAATTGACGACCAGCGGCAGCTTTAAACTTTGCAATAGTAAAGTCAAACAGGTTAATTAAGGGTTGCGGACCAGATGAACGGCCTCCCATTGTCTTAAGACGTGCCCCTGCTGGGCGAAGTTTTGATACATCAATTGCTGGGACTTGTCCTGCCCAAAGCATTGCTAAAAGCTCACGATAACCCTTTGCCCATCCAGTTTTTGAATCTTCAACAACAATGACAGTAGTAGACTTTTCAAATAATTCTGGGACGGCAGGAAGTTTATTAACATACTTATATTCAACAGAAAATCCAACACCAGTTCCACACATCAAAATATACATAGTTTCATCAAATGATCTAGGTGAATCAACGGGCACAAATGAGCAGTTATATCCTGCAACATGATCTCTGTCAAGAGCAGCACCTGCAGTCATTACTGCTCGCATTGATGGCATAACATTGCGATCATATACTGCTTCTTTTAATTCTGAAACTAGTTGTTTGTCAGGGAAGTAATTAAAAGATTCCAAATGCGAAAGCATAAAGGAAAAATATCGATCTACAGTTTCTCCCCATGTTTCCCTGCGATTCTCTTCTGGAATCCACCTTGCATATCTGGACAATGCAATAAAATTTTCATATGGGTTAGCAATAGTTTTTGACATTTATAATACCTTCTTTCCGCCTTGCGGTTTGTTTTATTTTAGTGTGAAGACACTATTCTATCAAAAAAAATTCTAGAAGGGAAGTGTTTTTATCTGTTATATAATAAATAAACTATAACATTATCAGTTAACTATAATTATATTTTTAGTCAACTAGCTTGACATATATCATAAAACAATGTTATTATTATAGTCCGTTATCTCTAATGGAGGAAATGCCAATGGAGAATATGAAAGAAAAACTTAGTGATGTTATTCATCATTATGTTGCAATAGCGGTTGGTTTAATGTTTTTATTTTCTGGTACGCCAGTTATTAATACACCGCCAGCCGAAGCTCTGATTGTAAAACCAGAGTCAAAAACAGAAGCACAACTGAAAAGAGAAACGCTGGAAAAATTCAGCAATACTGTATACAAGCCTTCGGAAATGTTAACAGACAATGAGTTGGTAAAACTTCTCAAGGCTGTTGGTTTTGAAGGAAACGCCCTTAAAATGGCGTGGGCCATTGCTAAAGCGGAGTCTAACGGACGCCCTATGGCACATAATGGCAACAGGAATACTGGAGACAGTTCCTACGGAATTTTTCAGATCAATATGCTGGGAACTCTTGGCACAGATCGTAAAGAGAAATTCGAATTGAGATCAAACGTACTTTTGTTTGATCCAGTCATAAACGCAGAGATAACGTATTATATGACTAAAGGCGGAATAGATTGGTCATCTTGGCCTAATTCTATACCAAAAGCAAAGAAATTGATAATTCAATTTCCAAAGTAGTTAGGAGATAAATATTAAGATACAAATAGTGTCTAAATATTT